CATTTGGATTCATAATGACCCTTACCGTACACCCTCCTATATTTTCAGCTGCATATGCATTTGTACTTGACCATGCTGAAACCCTATTTACAGCATCCAAAGAACAACCGGAGTAAACAGGTAATGCATTCCCATTCTGACTTAAAAATCTCTCTACAAATTTAACTTGCACAGAGTTTTTGATGTGCTGTTTTGTTTGCCTTCCTACTATAGGCATATTAATTATACTTGATTCGTTTATAGCTAATATATCATCTTTGTTTATATCTGGTCTTATTAATTTAAAATTATATTTCATATGTAATACCTTTCGTTGGTTGATGCTGAAAAATCAGATGCAGCTACTCCATCATCATTTTTCCAACGATTTCTTGAACAAAATCCACCAGAAACAGAATCAAAAGATATTATAATATGTAAATTCTCTCTAAAAGGTATATTAATTTTTGATGACCAGCTCCCAACACCTCCATTTGCGATAGTATCTATAAACCATGAATCTTGACAAAGTGAATCATCTGATTCCCAAAAATTGACATCAACATTTGATCCTTCCATTACATCAAAATAATCTTCATTGCCTGGTACTGCACTTTGTCTAAATGCTACGCCGCATTTTACGTTTTCTAACTCCATTGCAGCATAATTTGTTGGAAAAACTCTCCATGCGAAACCATCTTCAGAATAATAAGTTGGACTCCATAAAGTACCTGGTTCAACCCTCATTACTATTCGTGTTCCTGCTGTATTTGTTTTTCCATAACTAAAAGTACCACTTAAATTGTAAGCCTCTATACCGTAACTACTACACAAAGTATCTACATTTAAAAATCTTTCTGTAAATTTAACCTGTACTGAATTTTTAACATACTGAACTGTTTGCCTTTCTATTATAGGCATATTAACCATATTTGATTCATCTATAACCAGCATATCATCTGTGTCTACATTTGGTCTTATTAATTTAAATTTACATTTCATATGTAATACCTATATCAAAGTTATTTCTGCTAAATTATCTCGCAATGTATAGTTTTCAGCCATGATATATGCAGCAGATCTTGCAATGTTAGAAAATCTTACATTATTTATAAGACCTTCAAAGTAATATGTGTAACTTCCATGTCCAATATAACAATTATATCCGTTATGAGCAAGGAGATTTGGCAGTGAAGTAGATGATAGAAATTCTCCATCCTTATAAAAAGTTATATTTAATGTTGCTGTTTGTGTTACTGACACAGTAATATTATAAAATGTACCTATCTGTAAATTCGCACTTGTATCTGTATAGTTATACCATGTACCAGCTGGATTATAATTTAATGTAATATTTCCGTTATCAAAAGCAATAAAATAATCTACCCTTCCTGCTGCAGCATCTCCCTTTACAAACACTGATTGACCTCCAACCAAGGTATTATCCATGCGAAACAAAAGTGATACCGTAAAATCTGTTGGACTATCAAGTACATTGCCAAGATCAACACGTTGATTTACGCCGTTAAAAGAAAGGGCTTTACTATTTAATCCATCTACGAGATTACTTACATCCATATTCACGCATGCCCCATCCAGATCATTATTTGTACTGTCTATCATTTGAGGTGAAGAGTTTGACGGATCTTGAGACATATGTTGCACCATAGAAAAATTTACATCCCATACGCTCTCTCCTATAGTAGTTCCATACATATCAATATAATTATTTACAGGTGTTGCTGCATTATTATAATAGTAAAGTTTAACAACTGTATCTACACTATTACTTATAGATGGTATTTTTATATGTAGCCTGGCAAAGTTATTTGAATTATCCCACTCCTCAACCGCTGCATATAAAACTGTTGCACCATTTGTTGCTCTTACTTGTAATTTTTTATATGTTGCACCAATTAATGAGAAAAGCCCTGTTAAATCTGTGTTACCAGTTCCAGAACTCGAAGAAATATTCAAAGTAAATGGAAAATCTGACAATGTATTATTTATTTTACCGCTATCAATGGTAATAGTTGCATAATGTACCCAGTCAGAAGCAGCTTGAGAAGTATAATTCATACTATACCTTTCTACCAAATCACCTTGTTGCCATTTGCATGATAACTGTACCTTTGCTACTGTTTGAGATAGATAGTTAATATTTAATTCATCATTCATGAATCTTGCTTCAGCCATTAAACTAACTTTACAATTTGCATAATCAGTAATGGCAGTGCCAATACTACCATTTAAGGTTATTTGTGTATTTGTTGCAGAGATAATTTTACAATAAATTTTTGTACCATCTGAGCTTATTATTTCTATATGTTCAGAAGTTGTATATGGTGTTCCGGAATCAGTGTAATAATCAGCAAAACCTGTGTTCTCTATGGATAGAGTGCTATCGGTAGAAAGGGCATTGGCTGATAAAATTATGTCTGTCGCGCCAGAAGGTAAAAAAAAGGAGTGACATCTTCCTTTAACGTGATTAAAAAAATTCTCTAATTGATAAATATCCTCTAAGTTACTAATGGTCAAGTAAAATGAGTGTATTGCATCAGTTTCTGTCCAATGATTATATTGATATGAGTCAGCTAAAAACTTTAAATCATTATACTGATTTGATATTTTTATCTTTCTATCTGATATCCAATTATGATCAGGAGAGAAGACATAAAGTGGTTTTCCTGAAGACTCATCGTGTAAATAAAAGTAAGTTGGCTCTACAGCTTCATAATTATTGTCTGAATAATACAATTCATTAGCTGTAATATTGGTCGAGAAGACTCTACTCGTTACATAGTTAATATCTATACTCTTACCTATCTTTGTAACTATTAATGGAAATACAGCCGTGTTAGCAATCCATGTGGCATCTAAACCTGTACTAAAATTAATAGAAGAAGCCGTTAAAGAAAGAATTTTCTTATATTCATATGTATCTTTATCATACATAATTATACAATAACCACCTGCATAAAAATGTTTATTAGTAGTAGTCACTGAAATAGATGTACTGGTTATATTAGCCTGTGCATTTAATTTTGAATAATCAGTCCATAACGGAACACCCCAATTGGAATTACCAATATTTTTATAAAGTTTTGATCTTAATTTAATTGCATCATTATTGTATTCTGCAATTCTAAAATTCAAAGATCTGTCTGGCTGAATTCTTAAAGCAGCTCTGCGCTCAATACCAGTTATAGATGTTTGAATATTGGTGTTAAATTTTACACTATATTTTAAATTGTTTATCCAATCTGGTTCATTTAATAATAAATTATTTACCGTTAAAGAAGAAGCCATGATTACCTTAATATCCTTTTAACTGTTTGAGCTTTATTACTTAAAACATTTATAATGGCATTTTGACCTGCTGAACTACTTAAATACTGGTCAATCTGCCTACTATCAGTTATATTTACAATGTTAATTTCGTCTTTCTCTCGCATTTCACCATCTTGTTTTGCATTAGAAATCATACCTCCACCAGCAAGAGCAAAACCACTACTCGGACTCGGAGCTTGCGGAATACCTGTAAAAATCTCCCTTGGGATTAATTTATTATTTAGGGCAGACATTACATTTTTTCCATAATACCTCACAGAACTAATCTGATGTACAAATTCACCAGATGTCAAATTTGCAGTGCCACCACCAGCAACCGAAAAAGTTTTATCATCTGCTTTACTGTGGGGAGAGCTACCCGGAACAATTCCTCCATCTGCAAGATTAGTGCTTAATATTTTACCAACCTGAACAGCTCCCATAGCTGCCACAATACCAGCCTGAATTTGAGAAACAACTGGTATACCTGATTTCATAGCTCCGGTTATACCCTCAGCAATATTCATTGTTGCTTCTGCTAAACTCGCTGCTTTAGATAAGTAAAAAAAAGCTTTCATTTTCTTGCCGCCCAACTCGTACATATCTGCCATAACCTGGGCTGTATTTGCAAAATTCTCCCTGGTCATATTAAAGCTTTTTATTTTTGCTTCTCTGTCTTCCTCTATAAGTCTTTTCTTTAAATCTGCCGCTTCCTGCTCAAGAGACATAAGATCGCGTATTTGTTGTTGTTCGACATTAAATAATTCGGTTTTTATTCTTAATTCTTCCCCTTCACTTTCAGCTCCTTCCAATGATGTGTTAAGGGAAGTATTTTGATTAGCTGTTCTTTCTCTAATAGCATCCTCTTTACCCCTTAAATAATCCTCAACACTCAATCTACCAGCTTCATAATTTTGTTCTCTTTCAAGCTCTGCTGTTTGAGCTGCCATGACACTACGCCTAAATGTTTCCTTGGCCTTTATCTCCGCTATATTTTCTGTTTTCTTTTTCTTAACGGTCTTAGTTCTCTCGCTCTCTCTTTCGGCATCAAGCTCCATTAAGTTAAGGATATGCTTTTTTTCTAATTCATATATCTCTGTTTCTATTATTTTTTGCTTTTCTATATCTTTTTCAAGCCCAATAGATGCAGTCAGGATGCCCTTTTCTTTATTAAATCTATCCTGTAGAGCTTTTTTTCTACCCTTGAAATATTCCTCTATACTTATTTTTCCAGCGTCATAAGCCTCTTCACTTATAAATTCAGTAATAGATACATCAGCCATCATTCTCCGAAGGCTATCCATTTCAATGGCAATTTTCTCTTTTAACTTTGCTATTCTTAATGCTTCAGCAGCTACAAGGTTTGGCTTTTCTGGTCTTTTAAAGCCTGCTATTCCAATAGCTTCTTGACCTTCTTTATCCTCTTTGGCTTTTTTTATCCGCGCTTGTTCCTCTAACCAGATTTTTTGCTTCATGTTTGCCATTCTTGTTTCGGCTTTACTGATCTTTCCTATAAAATCAACTCCACGTTCATCAGCTTCTCTTATTTTTTTCTTTATATCAAGTTGCTCAAGTAACTTATTTCTGTGTCCGCTCCAAACAAAGCTTAAAGTCTTGACAATACTCACAACAGCTTTTGCTGCGTCAGCTATTGCATATAACCCTTCAACAGTTTCTTTTTTCCATTTAAGAAAGTCGTCTGTTTTTGAAAATTCTTTCCAATTGATGATAATATCAAGGAGTTTTAATCTGATACTATCCATCCCATCTATAATATCATTGTTAAAGGTTTCTCCAATTGCAATCTTTAATTCTTGAAAAACAGAAATTAATTTTCTTAATACACCTCCAATTCCACTTTCCTTAAACCCTGAAACTTCACTGGCGGTACCTGCTACCTCTTTCATTTTTTTCTGAGCAGCTTCAAAAGCATCAACACCCTGAATCATTAAAGTATTCATGAAACGACCACCACGAATATTTAGAATTCTTAATACTTCTCCAGCATCAATGCCTGCTGCTTTGAATTGTTTCATAAGTGGGACAAAGCCTATAAAGGCACCATTGGCCTTTTTAAATTGAAGAGCAACACCTCCCATTCTGTCTTGTAGCTTTTTCATCAACTTAATGCTCTCTCCAGATGGTCTTAATAACATAGAGAGCATTTGATTCAAACTTGTACCAGCGATACTGGCATCAAGATTACCTTTTGCAGCTAAGCCAAGAGCTATATATAGATCTTCAAACTCAACTCCAGCTGACCTGGCTGTACCACCTACATAAGTTAAGGATTCACCAAGACCATAAACAGTTGCCTTGGTGGTGGAGTCAATATGAGACAAGACATCTATAACCTGTCCCATATCTTTAACTTCTAAATTGTAAGCTGCCATTGCACCAGTTGCAATCTTTACAGCTTCAGCAACTCCTACATTGCCAGCGGATGCAAGGTTTAAAACTTTTGGAAGAGCTGCAATAGATGTTTCGATATCACCTGTTGCCCTACCCAATTGTTCAAGGCCTTCAGCAGCTTGAATTGCTGTAAATCTTGTTTCAGCACCTGATTTTCTTGCAACTGCTGCCAGTCTTTCAAAACTTTTTTCTGACCTATCTAAAACTGCTGCTGCATTTCTTACAGCATCATCAAACTCCCTATAATCATTAGTAACGCTTCGCATAGCTTTTTGCAGTGCATATAAACCACCAACAAATGAACCTATACCAGCAACTCCAAGTCCAAGTTTTAAACTTTTTTTTAAGACCGTTAAAGAAGAATTTAAACTATTAACAGATTTCTTATTTCTATCTGTTTCTGTTCTATTTTCTCTTAACCTCCTGTTAGCATCTCTTAACGTTCGTACTAATTTTTTATTAATTTCTCCTTGTCTTGTTACTCTTCTATTTAGATCATCTGTATTTTCAGATAACCTCCTTATAATGGAAGCTAAAGAAAGATATTTCTGTCTGCTAAGTCGTGCCTCCCGCGTACTCCTTAACAGTTTTCTATTAACTAATTCAAGGGCTTTTGAAAGGGTAGTATTAGATTTTTGCATATCATCGACTGTTTTTTTGAGATTTTTAATCTCCTTGATAGCCTTCTTAGTTGCACCCTTCGTATTGTCGGTTGCTCCTATTTCTATATCTATTCTATTTGTACCCATTTCAAAAACCTTTTTTTATTTTTGTTTTAAAAATTTAGTAAATTCTTTTTGATTTGCGTGTTGTGCAATTCTAAAAGCTACAGCAATTTTTTTATTTCTTTCTTGTTCCAGTAACATATTTGCTCTTATTGCTTTTAAAAAAAATGAGTAGGGATAGTTTAAAACTGCTATCCCATGCCCAGCCTCAATCAACCCGAAAAGGCACTTGTAAAAATGCTCAAGATTCTTTCCTTTATTATCGCTCCCAACTCTTCGGGTAATACCTTGCTTAGGAGTTTTAAAAAAGATGAGTTAACTTCCTTTACGACATTTATACAACTTTCTATATCAGACGGAGACCAGTTCTTTATAGTTTCTATCCCGATTTTACCTTTTGTTGTCCTGTCTATTAGGAATTCTATTAATTCCATGTTGGTAAAAATTGAGCTAAGTTCAAGATCTTTAACTTTCTCATATAGCTCTTCAATCTCGCATACGAGTAGTTCATACACCTCAAACTCAAGCTTATTTATTACTATTTTTTTTATTTTAGCCATTATGTCTCCTATGGCGTAGTAGTTGTTGTTGTTGTTGTTGTAGTTGTCATACTAACTGTAAAGAATGGACTATTAGCATTATTAGCAACATCAGCCAAGCACTCTGCTGTATAAGACATTATTTCATATTCATCCGTAATTAGCGGTAGAGCAGATGCAGGAGTGATAGAACATTTCCAAAACCTATATGTTCTATTCTTTCCAACAGGGTTGTTTGCTACAAATTTAATTGCATAAGTATTGGATGTATCTCTCAGTCCCTGAATAGTGCTACCTGAGCGTGTACCCAACATAAACATATTAAGATTATAGTCAGACACTTCATCTAAATCAAATGTTATTGTGCATTCTGTCTGGATGGTCGGATCAAGGTCTTTCTGTTTAAATTCAGATCTCGAACTGTAATGAGGCAATTTTTCAACCTTTGGTTCTATGTCAAGTTTTGGGCAATTACCTATATCTATATATGCACTCTCTGACGGAGGAGTTGATCCGCTCCACTCTGCTACATACAAAACCCCTTTACCAATTGCGTAATTATCTACACTATGTGCCATTTTTTTTTAAATCCCTTCTATTGTGTGTTTATATTTTAAAATTATACTTATGCGAAACGCCGTGTATGGCTGCATAAGCAGGATACTGTCATCTTTATTTGGTGTTAATTGTGTTTCAAAACAGTTTCCATTATTTGATTGATCTGTATAAATTAAGTTCCATAGATCGTCCAAATAGTTAGAAATTAAACTGTCTTGATTTTCATTTTCTATAAAATATGTAAAAATATCTACCGTTAAAGAAGAAAGAAACAGATCTTTTTTCGTTGTAGCTCTTGCCGGCCTATGCTCATCAATAACTGGTAGCTTTGCTTCTACAACTATCATTGGTAAAAGCGTATCTGGATAATTTTTTAGTTCTGATAATGTTGGCCTTGTTCTTTTAATGTGATTTGCACCTCCTATCCAAGACAGGCTTTCTAATCTTGCAATTAATGCTAATATATTTTTTTCTCTCTCGCTATCTGCCGCCATGATTCCTTATTACCTCTGCTATATGTTTGTTAACTATCTTCTCCATTAACATTACCTCATCTATGCTTACAGAAAAAAATTCTCTTGCTGATAAATTTTGTTCTGGATCTCCATAATGTAGATCAGCAGCTTTTTCAGGAATAGAAGTTCCGTTTTTGTCGAATGATGGTATAAAAAATATACTTGCCTGCTTTTCTGTGGCAGTGTGTGTCATAGCTGCCATCATGGTTCCATGGAAATTAAGATCAACGAAGCCAGTTTGTCTACCAGCTTGTTCTCTTTCTTTAACGGTATAATCAGCGTAAGGTTCAAAACTTTTTCCTTCTGTATCAAAACCCTTGCCAGTCCTATCTTTAATTTTAAATTGAACAAAATTAGCAAGCTTACCCATTAATTTTTTTGAAAAAATTTCACCACTAAAATTTCTCAAAAAATTAATAGTTTGCTCTGTACCATTTATTTTAAGCTTATAGGACATATTAACCCTTTACTAATGTGCGCCTTGTTCTTATTTTTTTTTCGTCATATTCAATCGTACCTGAACCATCCCAATCATAGTCGATTCCCAAGCCTAATACATGCTCTAATTCTTCCATGTATAATGCAGAAAAAAGAGACCGCTGTCTTTCAAAGCCATCAGGTTCAACAGTATCTTTCTGTAGGAATAGATAAGCAAGTTCTAATGTCTTATAGCAAGAAAGTCTTACTAACTGGGTATCAGCGTTAAGTAATAGAGCTGCGTTAAAAGGTGTTTCTCTATAATCATATCCAAAGTCACCAGCTACAACTTTATACCACTTGTTTTCCAGCGTTCTGTTTATTATTAGTTCTGCTTCGGTCTGCTGATCTATCCATGAATCAACTCCGAGAGAAAGAACATTCGACCGAACCTTTATCAAATCTGCATCAAGCGAGTAGGCCATTAGCTTTTCAACTCCTCATACCCTAATTTTCTCATATAGGCGATGGGCGTTTTTTCCATAATTGTAAAGATACCTTTTTCAGATCTTAGAATAGTTGTGTTTTTTCTGCCTTTTAACTTTACAAAAAGAACTGCTGCCTGTTCCTTTCCTTTTTTAAATCTTACAGGTTTTAAAGTTTCTTCTTTTTTTTCTTCTTCCATTGTTTTTTATCTGGCCATCTTTATTGGATAGCCAGATCCCTTCTCTATGGTGTTGTTGTGGTTGTGGTTGTCGTTGTCGTGGTCGTGGTACCGAAACCACTGCCAGACAATGTATTAACACCCTTTGCCCAAGCCCTCAAGTCAGGATGAAAGCCGGGGCAGGTTTCAATTTTTTCTTTCTCTGTATCAAATGCACCTGCCATTTTAAAATCCTCTCTATGAAGTTGTTAAACCGGTTATTTTTCCATGGTACTCTTCAGCTCCATAATCAAGGCCGATCTGGCCATAAATCTGACCTTTCTCTGAGGCACCAGTTTTAGAAAGCTCCTCATAAAAAAGTACTCCTTTTCCTGGAACTGGAAGAAAAACAGGAGAACAAACAGAAAGATCAGCAATGAGGAGTGTATCTGTAGGCATGTAGGGCGCCCAAACAATACCAAGCTCCGCAAAGTCTGTTTTTATTCTCTCTATATTTATTCCACCTACATTAAAGTCAGCAGGAGCATAGCCATAAATATTTGTTAATCGTTGTTTCTGTAAGGCATTAACAAATATTACAGGACTTTGAAAAATAGAACCACTTGCTGCCATAGTTCTTGTCAGTTCATCAATCATTGCTTTAGATAAATCTGTTGTTCCTGCTGCAACTGCATTAGTAGTTGTACCGGTTATAATTCCCCTGGTACGATAAGCGTCTCCTGCTGCATCTGGCTGTTCATAAGTTCCCTGGAGAAAAGTATATTCAGTATCAACGGCTATCTGTCTAAGATTCGCATTGATCTGAAAATCTTTTTCATTACCGCCCTTACTTCCACCTTCACCTATATCTGTATGACCATAACCCAATGCTCCAATCTCATCAACTCTGATCTGTCCAGTTACAGACTGCTTTGCGTAAGAAATACTTACCTGTTTCTGATGAATCTGACAAGTATTTCTATCCTGTGCAGTAACATAAGATACAGGTGTTGGTGCAGTAAGAGATTCTGTTTCAGATATGTCAGGCTGTGCCGCTGTTTCCAGGGCGTAAGGCTGTGCCATAGTAAATTCAAAATCACCAACCGTTCTAACACTTCCGCCCTGTAATCCGCCAATCATATTTAGAAAAGGGGTTTGATTCGCACCTATAAGATAAAGTTCACCCGTGTAGTTAGGTAGATTCCATACTGTGCCTGCTGCTGATACGTTCGCCATTTATTTTATTCCTTTATTTTTTGTTTTGTTTTAAGCTGAACAGTCTATTTTTTAATGCTATAGCTGCTCTTGCATTACCATTTTTCATTGCTTCTTTATACTGCTTTTCTATCTTGGAGGATTCATCTCCGTCTCCTGTATGACCACCGCCATAACTACCTGAACCACCTCCGGACGAACGCATTATCTGTGCTTTCATATCGGATTCTTCTACTATCTTTTTTATTGCTGTCTGAAAATTAGCCGGTTCTCCGTCTAATCCAGTTATTACAGCTCCGTTCTTATCTTTTCCGACCACAATTAGCTTACCTGCTTCAGTTTTCTTTACAGAAAAATGATCTTTAAAGTGCGATTGTGCCACATTTGCTGGTAATATGGTCTTTGGATTTGTTCCAGAAAAATACTCCGAAGTCGCAAATTGAGAGCTTACCATCAGGTTAAAGATATTATTATCTTTTTCTTTAACGGCTTGATTAAATTCGTCTTTTGCTTCTGCAAATTGTTTTATCATGCTCTGTTTATCGGTCTCAAATCCTGTCTGTAATTGTTTTTTAAGCTCCTCAACTTCACCAGCTTTTATAAAATCTGAATTATCAAGATTAGCTGCTAAAGTTATTGCTTTGTCGGCTTTTTCTTTCCATTCTACTATATTTTCAATTCCGTTCAAACTTTCAAACTTTTCACTAATTGCTTTTACTTCTAATCTTCTGTTTTTTGCTTCCGCATTCAATTCTTTTATTTTAGTAAACATTGTATCAGGATTTACTGTTATTTCTGTGCCATCATCCTGTGTGAATACTGGTAAACCATCCTTTAGTACAGCGTTCCCGCTCTCATCTTTCTTAATATCCATCTGGATTTCTTCCTTTTTTTTGTTATTATTATTTTTTTTGTTATTATTATAATTTTTTTATTGCTTTTTAAATATTAACAGTTTGTAATTTTAATTACAAGCACTTGTGTTCTTACAACCAATCTGGATCTACTGCCTGCCAATGGTGCCTGCAATTCCAACCACCTCTATTCGTCCATGCTGCTCCGCTCTTTCCCTTCCAGTAAAATGTCCATGTATCTATTTCCTTTTTTTTATATACCTTTCCTACACGCTGTCTGCAAAAATCTCTCGTGTTTTTTATAATCGTTCCAGAATATAAGAAACTATCAAGTCCTGCATCAGCGGCCTTCTTATTGTTTACAGTCTGGAAAAGGTTCATGTTGGATTCATTCGCCCAGAGGTCTGCGTATTGCTGCATCGGTCGCCCACGTTTAGAAAGTCTGCCCGTTAAAGAAGAAGAAATCTCTTCTCTTAAATTTTCCAATGTTCCATTTCCTGCAATACTATTGTATAGAGCATTCTTTATTTTTGCCTGAGCATCCTTTCCAAGAGTTGTAAATTGGTTGTAATTTGTTTTATTTAAAACGTTTATTATGTCTCTATCAATCCCCGAAAACCGTACTCTCTTATTAGTCACTCTACTTATATTTTTTAATACTTCTTTTTCTATGGTCCTATTGTAAATTGTTTTTCTAACTGTCTTATTATAAGTTTCCTCGAACACAGAATTAAGCTGCCCATGTATCTTCTGTGCGACCGCAAGGTTTTCTTTTATATTTTTTGTGGAAAAAGAGCCTGTGCGATTAGCAACATTTAGTAGACTTAAAGATGCTATCATTTTTCTTTCTAAGTCTACAATGGCAGACTGTAAGCGTGCCTGGTCCTCTGCTATTTTTTTTCTAAGAATTCTTTGTGTTTCTTTTGCTGCTTCCTCGGCTTCTTTTTCCCAATCATCCATTCTTATTCATCTCCTAAATAACCATCCATACCGTCTACTGCTAAATCAATTTCAGGCTCTTTTTCTTTCTCTATATCTTCATTTATTTCCGCAATTACATCTTCTTTTGCGGTTGGCAAAACTTGCTTAACTAACTGTTTTTGCAATTCTTTTTTAAAAATTAAAGAGTCTATAAGCTGCGTAGATACTAATGCATTCTCAAGTTCGGTCTGTAAATTCTCTATATCAAATGTTTTTGGAGACATAATCGAAACGTCTGCAATATATTCTGTCTGTCCCTGCCACATTAACCATAGTTCAATCACGCCTTGCATTGCTTTTGCTGCGTTTTTAGCTTTCTGAATTAGTTTAGAATTTAAAATTTGAAACTCTATTTTTTTTGCAACCCCTGATTGCTCTTGTTGGCTACTGCCTGTAGTCTTTATTCCACCAACATTTGCTAATCTGTATATTTCTTCAACTTTCTGCTTAATCCACAGTTGTAGGGCTTCTATGGGCTGTTTACATTCAGCTTCAAGCCAATCTGGTTTACTATTAGGCAATTCAGGATCAAATTCGAGCAAACTGGTAATCCCAACAATATCACCTTCGCCACCCTCCTCCTCGTAAGGTTTGCGGAGCATCGGGAATGCAGAATAATCAACCACTTCCTCGCCTTGGCTCAAATTCCGGATGATTGACATATCTATGTGTGCAATATCTGTTATATCCGAATCACCCATATATTTATTATCCTGCTCTATATTTCTAAGAAAAACAACAGGGATTTTACCAAGAGGGTTAATGCCAGAGTCTAATAATACCGCTTCTTCTCCGTAATCGTCCCCGCTGTCTGGATCTTTCCATAGTTCCCAATTACCGACATACCATATTTTTATGTTTCCATCCTGCTCCCTTAATTTTAACATGGATAGACTTGGCCGACTGTATTGGTCTCTTTTTTCTTCCCAATCCAATATATTAAGTGGGTTATAAATAGAGCAGTAGGGATACACCCCGAGATCTTCCTCTTCTTTAACGGTCATAATCGTTTCTTTAAGATTTGGTTTATCCACGATTATAGCTATGTGACCATATATACTTGTCCTTTTTACGCTATTAGAAAAAAAGCTTTCCAAACTTGTATTGTATAAGTCACAATCCTTCTCGAACTGCTCCCATAAAGGGCTTGCTTGCAGTTGTTCTGGTATTGTTATATTGCTTTTTTCTTTTAATAAGAAATATGACAACATATCTACTATGCTGCGCGAATATGAAAAACCATAGGCTTCATTCATCCTTCTAAGATAGTTTTCATCGGATTCTCTGGCATGTTGTTTTATATACCCAGCTTTAATAATTGCTCTACTTCCTTTATACGCAGTGTTATACAGGTTCCAGTTATCTTCGTTTTCTGTGTATTCTTTATTTACTTTTTTTAATTCTTCGATTGTTTTTGACATTTTATTTTAACCTTTTTTTAAAATTTTAAAAATGTTAGGCACACCAAACTTTTATTTTATTTCCATGTTCGTTTGTGAGCTAATCTTTTCAATTTCATTTTTATCGGCATTTCATACGCTATCAAGTACGTACCAGCATCCGTAATATGATCTTTACCAGTTGTTTTATCCGGATTACCATTTTTATCGTACGGCAATTGTTCTAATGCCTGTGTGTACTCCGGACACGCTTCTATATCTACATAATATCTTAGTTTATTTTCGAATGCAAGATTAGCTGCCGCAATCCTATCTTTTACATATGGATTTTTCAATTTGGCCTTAATCCTAAAGCCTTCACGTTTAAGTAGAACTATATCAGACTTGCTCGCGTCTACTGTTTTCCTTGCGCCCCCGCTTGCATCCGGATATGCCAGGCATGGGTTACGAGGATATTTATTTCTAATTGCGTCTATCATGTCTGGTGTGTCTAACAGATCGTAGAATTCATCCACTGCATAAAAAACATTATCCCGCTTTACATGCACTATCGCTGCCATATGTCCGACGTTAAAATCCATACCTATTAGTAATCGTTCTGTTTTATTTGGTTTTATTATTTTTCGAGTGTAATTTTGTCTGTCGAATGCATAATACACAGTGTTTGCGGAGAGATTAACAAACTCTCCATTTAAATATGCAGCCAATAAGGCTTTAGGATATGTCCTTTCCATTTCTTCTATGTAACTTTTAGGTAAATGGGGATTATTTTTTGTTTTTGCAACTATAAATTGATAATCTTTTTTATTCTTCCCTAATTTCCACCTATCGTAACAAAACCTATAACCTTCTGGCGTGCTGAACGTATAAATTCTGTTCGGCGCACCTGATTTTACTACCTGTCTATTTCGACCAATAATTTTAAACCAAACCTCTTCGGCTTTTATCTGCGGAAGTGTGTCAAGTTCATCCACATAACTCCTCCACACCTCGTACGCAACGATTCGCGCAGGATTCTCCATTGTTCGAAAAAGTATCTGTCCGTAACCATTTATGGTTATTATATTATTAACTTTATTGTAATTAAATTTACACGGCATGCCTTCTAATAGTTCTATGAACCGCGGGACGAGGTTAAGCCGTGCAAGTTCATGCGTAGGATTATAAATTGCAATGTCCGAGTTAGGTGCTACGAAAAATTTATCTACCAATGCCCGAATGAGTAGCGTCTGGCTTTTTCCACTTCCAAAACCGGCAAACATTGCAGGAAAAGGGCAATTTAATTGAAAAAACCTTATCTGATCTGGAGTAAGTTTCATAACTAATCTATTTTAATACCCTCTAAACCCTTAATTACCAATGGTTCAACATGCTTCACTTCCTGCTCTACATGGATGGATTCTATATATCCTCTTTTCTTAGCTTTACATTTTAAATAGAAGCAGATCGCACCTAAATTCTTATCTTTTATTAATTTTATTAAATTAGATTCTGCCAAGTCTAAGTGGGCTGTTGTGGTCTCCTCTAATACCTCTTGTAAGTATTTACTTTTTTTTATCCTTGAGCTAATATTTCCTTGAGAACAATTTAATTTTTTTGCGGTTGTAGAAATCATACCGCCGGTTTTTCTAAGAGCTATTTCGATTTGTTTTACAGTGAGGCTTGCCATAATTTCTCCTTTTTACTTTTATAATATAAAATTAAGAAAAAAAAGGCAAGCAATTGTATTCAGAAGTTTTTTAATGAGCTGTACGTTGATCTGAGGAGGTCGTTTTTTTCGTGTAAAAAAAAAGTTAGGCATGACTAACTTTGTAAGCATAAAAAAAAGCCCAAACCGGTAAAGGTAAGGGCTTTTCAACTTCTTTAGTTATTATTTTTATTTTATCCCATTCCCTTTAAAAATTATTAAATAAACGAGTAAAGCATAAACTATTCCGAAAACTGCTGTGGAAATTGCAACTTTCGGAGAAACGCTCCATAAAATTTCTATGTATTCCATTTTCGTTCCCCTTCTTAAAAGTTTGAGATTTATAAAATATATTCCTCAATATCATTTTTTAAATTTCCCCTCTCACCTTTAGGAAAAAATTCTAAATATTCAATTGCTCTTTTTTTAATAACTTCTCTCAAGTTATTAAAACTCTCTACAAGAATATCGAATGTATCGCAATCCATATATTCTTTTACTGCCATATTAATCAACTGTTCTGCCTTTTTCATTTTAATTTCCTCCTTAGATTACAAAAGTCTCTTCGCCTTCCCACCCCTCATTCTCTACCTCAAGCTCGAGATATACTTTTCTTAAAAGTATCCCTGCTTCCTTGCAGGTATTTAAAACTTCTTCCATTTTTTCAGGGGAAATAAACTTCCCCTTTTTTGTCAGGAGAGACGCTCCTGTAGAATTTCTTACCCATAACCATTCATCCCCTTTTTTGTAGGTTGTTAGATACACTGCACCTAAGGCTTTTGTGTATCTCTTTGGGAGCTCATTTTCTTTAAGAGCATCAATGCTTACTATTCTATAAAGTTTTTCGCCCATTGCCAATTCTTTTTCTGCTTTTATTTTTATGCTCATTTTTTTCCTTTTTTTTAAAAATTTAAATTTTTTTTTATTTTATTTCCCACTCTTGATTACAGTATCTCATATATTTGAGATGCTGTTAAACTTTTTTTAACCGTTAAGAAAAATATATTCTTTTTCCTCAGTTCTCCTCATATCCTGAAACACATTGGGATACTCTTTCTCACATATTTTTGCAATCTGATTACCAACCAAACGAATTTCCTCTTCTGCATGGGTTGAAGTTCTCATAGCAATTATGTGTCGCCATGCCCTTAAATTTCCCGTAACCATAATAGAGGTTGCAAGGCCTATGGGAGCAAGCCGTCTAAACATAGATGTTAAAGCCTTTTTTTTGTTAAAATCCTTAATATTATTAATATCAAAGATTGATGCGAGGTCACCCTGTACATTTTCAAGAAAATCAACAACATCCGTGAACTTTTTTTCAGCATCAGGGTTTTCTTTAACTGTTTTAGGCAACCAGAAAGGCAAATTGTCAAGCCTTACATAACGTAAACTTTCCTGACTGTATGCCATGCCTGCCCTGTGCCTTACCAGCTCATGGGTAAAAACCCGGGAAACATTCCTGCATATAAATGTCAATGACACATGCTCTAAAATAGAACCATGCCCACTTGATAAAACGTTGCTCAAATATGCCTTGTTTCCGGCTCTAACCTGCTCAACATTAGGGTTAGTTGCATTTGGTTTATTTTTGTCATATGCCTGCCAGCTTCTATAGCACATACGGCCTGCTGCTTCTATAAGATTTTCTCCGTCTGATACGTTTTTATTAGTTGACCAGTCAGGAGATCCAATATCTTTTAAATACTCATCAAGTCCATGGTTAACAAGCATGGTTTTTGCTACAAGATAAACTTTAGGTTCTTTTATTTCTATCATACTTCCTACTCCTGTTTTTATTTATACCAACCATATTCCTTAACAACTTCTTCAAGATTTCTAATTACCTTATTTGGAATAGCTTTTTTATAATTTTTTTCTATATCGTCTTAAAACCATTTTTCTCCTCCATATTTAGTCCTAAGGCCTTTTCTTATTCCTAAAACCTTCCCACCATCGTAGCTTGACCACATTACATAAAACCTCTGACTATGACGTTTAGTTGTATTAAGAATTCTTCGTTTCATTTTTTTACCTTTTTTAAAATTTTTAAAATGTTAGGCACGACTAACTTTTATTTTTTTCCTCCTTTAAGTTTTTAATATTCATTTTTTAATAGTTCAATAATTTCATCTTTCATTGAACTATAATATACGAACTGGCCTGACATTATAATCTTGTGGAAATCTGTCTCACCGTTACATAGATCCTCCATGGCTTCTCTTATCCATATATAGTTATCTACAGCCCATACTCTAAGGCTATAATTTGAACAACCTATTGCAGCATCTACAATTTCATACATGTGTCCATCTTCATCAATCTCTTCAAGATACTCAATCCACTCATCATACTTAAATTCCTCTTCTTTTTTATCTTCAAAATCATTATTTATTTTTTCCAAAATATCTATCTTCAATTCATTTGAATTAGAGATTTTGCTCTCTATTTTTTTTAAGTAATCTTTTACTTTCACCTTCCTGTCCTTATTTTTAAAATTTTTAAAATGTTAGGCACGACTAACTTTTATTTTTTTTATTAAACTTATTCTCCGTTATTAGCCAGCTCTCTTCTTAGACGACCTAATATCCGGTCGTCAGGGTGCATATTATCCTGCGACCAGGAAAAATGTTCCTCAAGCCTTTCGCAAAAATCAATGCCAATTAAATTAAGCTGGTCAGGGTTACAGAAATCAACGACATAATCAATATCGTCTTCGTCTGTCAGTTGCTGATCTTTAGCTACGGCAGCTCGTAACTCAAGATATTCATCTTCAGAGACTATGTCTCCGATTTCCCAGGAGTTGTTGCTAATAAAATTACCATTAACCCTGAATACTTCTATCAGTCTACTACCAGAGTTCAGATATGTCCCTGAACCCCACAAAACTGCACTGTAGCAGTCATCCACAGGGTCGTAGTGGACGACTGTATCCCATCCACTGCAAATCGTTTCTGATGCTAATTCTATTATTTTCTCAATTCCGTCTTCTTCTATTTTTGCGATTGCTTTTTTTAAATTTTTCATTTTTTTCTCCTTTTTTTTGTTTTTTTCTCACTCTTTATTTTATCTTAACATAAAATTAAAAACTATGTCAAGTTTATTTTTAAATTTATTTTAATTCTTCTTCTAAAATATTGCCAGCAATTTCAACAATATCATTGCTTGCAAATAGTTTTACCCCTTGCAGGATAGCCCCTCTTATTATAGAGGGTGTAACTACCTTCCAATCTTCGGTCGCATCTTCAATACAACCTTCGACTACACCAGCGATGTGTCGTTTCTGAACATCTGTAGCACTTATGGCGTTACAGACGTTCTCGATCTTGAGACCGATTGACAAATCGATTTCAAGATCTTTGCCTAATTTAGTTATTATTTTTTTTTGCCAAGGTTCCATTTTTTACCCATTTTTAAAATTTTTGATGTATTTTTACATGGCAGCTTCTACACACTATTTGCAGATTTTCTACCAGAGTTTTTCCTCCTTGGCTTACAGGCAAAATATGATGTGGCTCCGCCTGTGCCATAGTTAGTGGGCATGCACACACTGTACATGCCATGCCTGATTTCCTAAGAGCTTTCTTCTTCATGCTCTTAGGAAATCTATTTCTGCCGTCTCTACTCATAGCTAATATTCCTCTCAGCTATGAGGTACGGGCAATCTTCTATCTGCCCATACCACTGGCCTTCTGGCCATACATGAGTGTTGTTCTCATGTACACTTACAAGAACAACACTATTTTCGTCTTCAAGGAAGTTAAAACCAATTCCATTTTTTTCTTGAAGTTGGATTTCTTCAACCTCGTTATTTATTATTATTTTTTTCATTTTATTCTCCTTTTTTAAAGTTTATCTCTCACTCTTGATTTTATCTTAACATAAAATTAAAAACTATGTCAAGTTTATTTTTAAATTTATTTTAATTCTTGTAAAAATATTTCTGTATTAAGTACAGAGATATT